TGCCAACGGAAATCTTTGGGATTTTCTCAGAGAATAAAACAACAATAAAAAGGAACAAATAAACATGAACCAAGTAGCAGAAAAAAAGAATGGTGCACTAGCAACAAATTTATTTGAAGCTGATGCGCAACAAGGAGCCCAGAATATATCGCAGGAAGATCTTGCGTTACCTTTCTTAAAAATTTTGGGACAACTATCTCCAGAGGTAAACAAAAGAGATGGTAAATATGTCGAGGGCGCAGAACCTGGCAAAATAATCAACACGGTTACAAATGAATTGTACGACAGCTTAAATGTTGTGCCATGTCACTATAAAAGGCAGTATATAGAATGGCAAGACAGAGGCACTAGTAGTGGTGCACCTGTTGCAATTCATGAGGCAGATAGTGATATCATTAGTCAAACCACTAGAGGTAAAGACTATAAAGATAGACTACCAAATGGTAACTACCTTGATAACACAGCTAATCATTTTGTATTAGTGCTCGGCAATAACCCAACAACAGCGTTGATATCTATGAAATCTACTCAATTAAAAGTTAGTAGAAAATGGAACTCAATGATGATGGGTATAAAAATGCAGGGTAAAAATGGATTGTTTACTCCGCCAACATACAGCCACATTTATAAACTATCAACCGTTCAGATGTCTAACGACAAAGGAACATGGTTTGGTTGGGATGTGAGTAAAGTAGGTCCTGTCGAAGATAAAAATATGTACGACATGGCTAAAAGCTTTGCGACAAGTGTAGGTAAGGGTGAGGTCCAAGCTAAACACGGCTCAGAGGAAAACGAGTCTAAGCAACCATACTAGAATCCTAGGTAGTGGGCGTCGATGCGAGAGTGGAAACGCCCACTTTTAAAGCGCTATGATAGAAAGATTTAAAAATATATTTACAGGGTTAGAACGTGCGCATGGTGTCACTATTGCAGAAGACACAAATGGTAATGGCACAAAGATAAAAGGTAAGTCGTTTGTAAAACGTCAACCAGTCACTGACGAACTTTGGCAAAAACATTTAGATGGTAAAGAAAATTTAGGTATTATACCTATTAATGATGACAACCAATGTAGATGGGGTTGTATAGATATAGATTCTTATGCAGGTTTTGATCACAAAAAATTAATAAATAAAATAACAAACATGAAACTACCTTTGATCGTGTGTAGATCAAAGTCTGGTGGTGCACACGTATTTTTATTCACATCGGATTATGTGTCAGCAAAATTAATGCGAGATAAATTAGTGCAGATAAGAGCTGTGCTAGGTTATGGTAATTCAGAAGTTTTTCCAAAACAAACAGAATTAAAATCGCAAGATGATACAGGAAATTTTCTTAATCTTCCATACTTTAATCATAAAAATTCTGTTAGATATGCATTTAAAAAAAATGGTGAAGCTGCTACACTAGATGATTTTTTTGCACTACATACTTCAAACTATTTAGATCCTGATACATTACAAGAATTAGAAATAAAAAGACCAGAAACAAAGTATTCTGATGGACCACCGTGTATTGAATTAATGTCAGAAAATAAAATAGGTGAGGGTGGAAGGAACAATGCGTTATTTCATTATGGTGTGTATGCAAAACAAAAATGGCCGGATGGATGGAAATCTAAATTAATCGTATTTAACGAAACTGCAATGGAAAAACCATTGTCCGATTCTGAAGTAGATATTGTTGTAAAACAACACGATAAAAAAGATTGGGGCTACAAATGCAATGACCAACCAATGTGTAGTTTATGTGACAAGACATTGTGTAGATCTAGAAAGTTTGGTATTGGACAAGAAGTATTGTTTCCAAATTTAACAGATTTGCAGGTGATAGATCTTGAAGATCCATACTATTATTTAAATGTAGATGGAGAAAGATTAAAATTAGAAAGCGTAAAACATTTAAGACAACAAAGTTTATTTCAAGAGGCGTGTATGGTGCAGTTAAAAAATAGACCACCAACACTAAAAGAAAAAGATTGGGTGCACATAACTAATATATTATTAAATAATGCAGAAGTTACGGAGCCTGCAGCAGGTTTGCGAACAGAGGACCAGTTACAAAATCATCTACAAGAGTATTGTTTAAATAGAACACAATTAGATTCTAAAGAGGATTTACCAAGAGGTGGTACATGGACTAACAATGGTTATCACCATTTTGTATTTGATAAATTTTATCACAATCACTTAATGCGTAAACGTTGGGATCTTGGATATTCACGAACAGCCGAAATGTTGCGAGAGAAATGTGGTTGTGTAGACAAACGAATAGGTAAAAATAAATTATCTGTTTATGTGGTAGAAGAATTTGAAAAGAAAACAGATGAATATAAACAAAAAAAATTAAAAGAGGAGACACCATATTAATGAAAAACTTAAAAGACTATATCCTTCATTTAAACAACTGGGTCGATAAAGACATTTGTAAAAAAACAATTGATGAATTATCTAATTTTAATTGGGAAAGACATCAATGGACAAATTCAAAAAATTTTAAAGCTACATCTCATTATGGAGATAAAGAACTTGATGTATGTGGTGCGTATAATATAACTTTTTCACAAGAACTTCATGATTTAACTTGGAAAGCAATAGAAAAATATATTCTTATAGATAAAGTTGGAGGAGAATATCTTGTAGGTTGGAATGGTTTTAGTCAAATAAGATTTAACAGATATAATAAAAATCAAATTATGTCTAAACACATTGATCACATTCATTCTTTATTTACAGGAGATAGAAGAGGCATACCAGTTTTAAGTATTGTGTGTGTTTTAAACGAAGATTATGAAGGTGGAGAATTTATTATGTTTGATAATTATGAAATTAAATTTAAAACTGGAGATTTAATTTTATTTCCATCTATATTTTTATATCCACATTTAGTTAAACCAATAAAGAAAGGGACAAGATATTCTTTTGTGTCGTGGTGTTATTAATGAAAACAATTGTTTTAGGACCACCAGGAACAGGTAAAACAACTACACTACTAAACAAAGTAGATGACTACCTTAAAAATACAGATCCTGATAAGGTTGGATATTTTGCATTTACACAAAAGGCTGCATACGAGGCAAGAGACAGAGCCATAAAAAAATTTAATTTAGATGAAGATGACTTACCATACTTTAGAACATTACACTCACTAGCATTTAGAAGATTAGGAATTAAAAAAGAAAATGTTATGCAACGTAGACACTACCAAGATTTTGGTAGAAGAGTAAAAGAAGAAATAAATTATGCAGATTATGAAAATGATCATAATGGAATATTTACAACAGATAGTGAGTATCTACAGGTAATAAACCTTGCAATATTAAAAGGTATAACAGCAGAGCAACAATATAATTTAAACGAACACAACCAAGATTTAGAATTAGATAAATTAAAAATTATATCAAACGAACTACAACGATATAAGAGAGAACATAATCTCATAGATTTTAACGACATGATATTAGAATTTACAAAGTCAGATGTAGCAGTGCCAAAGTTTGATGTTGTATTTATTGATGAAGCACAAGACTTATCAAGAATGCAATGGGACATGGCAAAAGCCATTTGGCAAAAGACAACAGATTCTTTTATTGCAGGGGACGATGACCAGGCAATATTTAGATGGGCAGGGGCAGACGTAGACTCTTTTATAGCGCAAGAGGGACAAATGCTGCCCTTGCAACAATCATACAGAATACCTGCAAAAGTGCATGGACTTGCGATGGGCATAATAAATAAAATTAAAACAAGAATAAATAAATCTTGGAATCCAAAAATTCACGAAGGCTCTCTTTCTAGGTATGATGACTTTGAAGACATTAATATGTCATCGGGCGAATGGTTGGTTCTAGCTAGAACTAAATACATATTAGATAAGTTAGAACCAACACTCTATGAAAACGGATATTATTACAATAATAAATTTAAAAAACAGAAAGAACATACATTACATTTAGCTGCATTAGACTGGGAAAACTTATGTAAAGGTCAATTATTATCTTACGATCAAGTTTTAAGAATTTATGGTTACATGCACGTAGATAAAACAAAGTTAAAAAGTATGTTGAAAGACAGCATGTACGACATGGATACTTTGAAAAAACATTATGGATTAAAAACAAATGCTGTTTGGTTCGAAGCATTCGATGCTGCACCAAGACGAGAAATAAATTATTTAAAACAAATGAGAAGGAGAGGAGAGAAGTTAAATCAGGCACCGCGTATAACTTTATCTACAATACATGGTGCAAAAGGTGGTGAAGCAGAAAACGTTGTGCTGCTCACTGATCTTAGTTTTAACACAATGAAAAGTTACGAAAAAAATCCTGATGATGAGAATAGATTGTTCTATGTTGGTGCAACAAGGACCAAGGAACATTTACATATTATTAGGCCACAACAAGATAACAAAGGATACGATCTATGACAAACAAAGATATATTTAAAAAATCAACATACAAATCATTACAAGAACAGGTAGGTGGAAAACACTATCACTCTATGAAGATTCAACCTGCAGAGTTTATAAACGAGAACAAGTTGCTTTTTGCGGAGGGGAATGCTATAAAGTATATCTGCAGACACTCTGTAAAAGGGAAGGAAGAAGATATTAAGAAAGCAATTCACTATTTAGAAATGATACTAGAGAGAGATTACTCATGATACAAAAACCGATATTTAGTCCACAGGTAGAGTGGCTACCACCAACAGAGTTTCCTGATTTATCTAAGTACGATGAGATAGCGATTGACTTGGAAACAAAAGATCCAGAACTAAAAACTATGGGTTCTGGTTCTGTTACAGGCAGAGGACACATTGTTGGTATAGCTGTTGCTGTGCATGACTGGGCAGGATACTACCCTATTAAACATGAAGGTGGTGGTAACATGGACCATGGAATGGTCACAAGATGGTTACGAGATGTATTAAAAACACCTGCAGATAAGATATTTCATAACGCTATGTACGATGTATGTTTTTTAAGGGCTGAAAGATTTGAAATACAAGGTCGTATAATAGATACCATGATTGCTGGCTCTCTCGTAGACGAGAATCGCTTTCGTTACGATTTAGGCAGTATGGGTCGTGATTATGTCGGAAGGGGCAAAAACGAGGCTGTATTAGCCGAAACAGCAAAAGAATGGGGTATAGATGCTAAATCAGAGATGTATAAACTACCTGCTATGTATGTGGGTGCATACGCTGAAGCAGATGCACAACTAACATTAGATCTCTGGCAAGAGATGAAGAAAGAAATTATTAACCAAGATATAGAAGATATATTTAAATTAGAGACTGAACTTTTTCCTTGCCTTGTCGATATGCGTTTTTTAGGTGTCCGTGTAGATACTGAAGCAGCATACGAATTGAAACAGAAATTATTAGCAGAAGAAAAAGAATGCCTACACATAGTGCAAAAAGAAACAGGAGTAGATACTCAAATATGGGCTGCACGTTCCATTGCGCAAGTCTTTGAAAAACTGCACCTACCATTTGACCGAACTGAAAAAACAAATTCTCCATCATTTACTAAAAACTTTTTACAAAACCATCCTCACCCAATAGTTCAAAAGATTGCACGTGCAAGAGAAATAAACAAAGCACATACAACATTTATTGATACCATAATTAAACACGAACATCTAGGACGAATATACGCTGAAATAAACCAACTTCGATCTGATAGTGGTGGGACCGTGACTGGTAGATTTAGTTATGCTAATCCAAACTTACAGCAGATTCCTGCACGGAACAAGGAACTTGGACCAATGATAAGATCATTGTTTATACCAGAACAAGATTGTAAGTGGGGTGTATTTGATTACTCACAACAAGAACCACGATTGGTTGTGCACTATGCTGCACTACAGAATATGTATGCAGTGGGAGATGTATTAGATGCATACAATGATGGTGATGCAGACTTTCACAAGATTGTAGCAGAGATGGCTAACATACCAAGAGAACAAGCAAAGACAATTAATCTAGGTTTGTTTTATGGTATGGGTAAAAATAAATTACAAGCAGAGTTAGGTGTTAATAAAGAAAAAGCACAAGAATTATTTAGACAATATCACTCACGTGTGCCATTTGTAAAACAATTAATGGATAGTGTTATGTCTAGAGCACAGGATAGAGGTCGTATAAGAACTTTACTTGGTAGATTGTGTAGGTTTCATTTATGGGAGCCTAATCAGTTTGGTATTCATAAACCATTGCCACACGATGCAGCACTCGCGGAACACGGACCAGGGATCAGAAGAGCATACACATACAAAGCTTTGAACAGATTAATACAAGGATCGGCAGCTGATATGACTAAGAAAGCTATGATAGATTTATATAAAGAAGGCATCACACCACATATACAAGTGCATGACGAACTTGATATATCTGTTGAATCTGAAGCACATGCTGATAAGATAAAAGAAATTATGGAAGGGGCTGTTGCTCTTGAAGTGCCAAACAAAGTAGACTACGAGTCAGGCACAAACTGGGGTAACATTAAATGATATATGGCTTATTTAAATGCAAACATACCACCAACTTATGCACAAATAAGAAGAGAGTATTTGTATGATCTCAAAAAACACCACGGAGAAGTTGAAGACTGCATTGTCTTTGGTATTAGTGCTCTTACAGGTCGTAGCATTTTATTTCACGCTATTATGGAAAATGGTGCAATCTTCTATAGATTACCTATTACAGCGTTTATTCAAAGAGGATTTAAACCCGAGGATGTACCCATACGAAGACTTGATGAACTACAGCTCTGGAATTGTTTTAGCTATTATCCTTCTGTTCATTCTTGGGACATTTTAGAATCACAAGCCGGTAAGTATATCGGCAA